GGGCTGGGGATAAAGACGATTGGACATCGGAAGAGATCTGGCGGAAGGCGAATCCTAACCTCGGCGTGTCGGTGTCGCTGGAGTTTCTTCGCGAGGAATGCACGGCTGCCCGTAACAATCCAGCCCACGAAAACGTCTTCCGCAATCTCTACCTCAATCAGTGGACCGAGCAGGCTGTCCGCTGGCTTCCAATGGAGCATTGGGACGAATGCCAAGAGGACATCAGGCTGGAGGACTTCGCGGGGGAGCCGTGCTGGATGGGGCTGGATCTTGCGAGCACTCGCGACATCAACGCCCTGTCGATGCTCTTCCGGCGTGACGGCGAGTACTTCGTCTTCGTGCGATATTGGATGCCTGCGGAGTGTCGAGACATTCGCGGCAAACAGGATCGAGCACAGGCCAAGCGTTGGGCCGAGCAGGGGCTGATTCAGCAGACAGACGGCGACGTGACAGACTACGGCGTGATCTGTGCGGACATCTGCGATCTTGCCGAGCGGTTCGAGTTGCAGATCCTCGGATACGATCCGTGGGGACCGGCCCGAGCACTGGCCCAGCAACTGACGGCAAGCGGATTCCCTGCGGACAAGCTGCGGGAGTTCCGGCAGAACATCGGCAGTTTCGCGGCACCGTCGAAGGAGTTCGAACGACTTGTAACCGGTCACAAGATTCACCACGACGGCGACCCCGTGTTGCGGTGGATGGTGGGAAATGTTGCGGCGGAACGGGATCGGAATGATAATATCAGGCCGAGCAAGAGCCGATCCGCTGACAAGATCGATGGAGTTGTAGCCTCAATCATGGCGTTGGGGCTGGCACTCGCCGAAGAGCAAGCTGGGGCAAGCGTGTACGAATCCGGAGGGAGTCTGTTCTTATGAGCGTGATCACAACCATCCGGCAAAACATGGCCCGCTGGATTGCACCAGAGGCACGGGGGATGCCGCAGCAAGTAGCCGACGCCCTGACGGTGCGGAGTTCGGCGGGCGTGCCTGTCACCGAGTCAACGGCGTTGTCTGCCTCTGCTGTCTTCGCGGCGGTGCGTGTGATCGCCGAGACGATTGCACAGATCCATTGGGAGATCTACCAGAAGACGGGAGAGGCAGAGATCGAGCTGGACGATCACCCGCTGAGAATCCTTCTCGACGAGGAGCCTAACGGCGAGATGACCGCGTTTAGCTGGCGGATCGCCATGCTGACATCGTACTACCTGCACGGCAACATGTTGGCCGAGATCGAAAGGAACGGGGCAGGGTATCCTATCGGTCTGTGGTGGATTCACCCCGGGCGGGTGCATGTGCGGCGAGATCCAGCGGGCGGAATGTTCTATGCTGTCACCGATCCAGACGGGTTGAATCCTGTCCGGGTGGAAGCAGCCAATATGTATCACGTGCCTCTGCTGGCAAGCGATGGCATTGCCGGGCGTGGGCTGATCCAGCGAGCACGGGACAGTATTGGCCTGTTGGTGGGAATGGAACAGTACGCATCGTCCAGCTTTGCCAATGGGGCACGTCCTGCGGGACTCCTGAAGCATCCGGGCAAACTCACGGAGGCGGCCCGGGCAAACATCCGCAGCGAATGGGAAGCACTCCATCGAGGAGCCGACAAGGCGGGGCGGACTGCTGTGCTGCAGGAGGGGATGGACTTCCAACCCATGCAAATGTCGGCCGTCGATGCCCAGCTTTTGGAGCAGCGACAATTCCAGATTGCGGAGGTGGCCCGATGGTTCAACATCCCGCCCCATCTTCTGCGGGACTTGTCGCGGGCGACGTTCGGCAACATCGAGCATCAGGGGATCGAATACCAAACCTATACGATCAGGCCCCTCTGCCGGGCGATGGAGCAGGAAGCCCAGAGGAAACTGGTTCCCCGTGCAGAGCGTTCGACGATCCACACCGAGTTGGATCTTGACGACCTGCAACTCATCGACCGAAAGAGCCGTTTCGACGCCTACGCTGTGGCCCGCCAAAACGGGTGGATGTCCGCTAACGAGATCCGAGACGAGGAAGGCATGAACCCAATCGAAGGCCCGGAAGGTGATGCGTACCTGATCAATGGCAACATGATCCCGCTGGGGCTGGCGATGGCTGGCGGTGTGGCATCACTGACGGCGACACCTGCCCCGGTCATCGGGGAGCCCAGCGTGGCAACGCCAGAGGAGGGGCGATCCGTGGCGGTCGGCGATTCCGAGATGGGGTTGGCACTCGCGGGGATTCTGGAGGGCGCTTTGTCTCGTGTGCTTACCAAAGAACGCAATGCCGCATCTAAGGCAGCAAAGGAGCCTAGTAAGTTTTTGCGATGGTTGGACGAATTCTATTCGCATCATTCGACTACATTCGAGGCTGAGATTGCTCCCACCCTGCGGGCGATTGCATTGCACCTCGGGCGGTCAATTGATCCGGGCGAGGTAGTCCGGCAGCATGTCGAGCAGTCTCGGCAAGCGTTGCTGACTGCGGCAGAGGTGTCTGTGGATCGTTTCGGCGAGAGTGTCGAAACGTGTGTCCGTTCATGGGATTCAAGCCGGGCGGCTGCTTTCGCCCAAGGGGTTCTCAATGGCTGAACTGGAATACCGATCTGGTGCGGAAATGGAGTTCCGAGCGGAAGGCGACAGCGTCAAGGTCGGCGGCTACGCGGCCGTGTTCAACTCGTTGTCTGAGGATCTTGGCGGATTCCGTGAGGTCATCCGGCGTGGGGCGTTTACCCATACCATCGCACAGGGGGCCGACGTGCGATTCCTGATCAATCACGACGGGATGCCATTGGCCCGCACGAAGTCCGGCACGTTGCGATTGACTGAGGATGACAGGGGGCTGAGGATCGATGCTACCCTCGATCCGACTGATCCCGACGTGCAGCGGCTGGTGCCGAAGATGCGGCGGGGCGATCTGTCGCAAATGTCTTTTGGTTTCCGCACGATGAAAGACGCATGGCGGCAAGAGGGGGCCGATCAGATCCGCGAGCTACACGCTGTCGATCTGTTCGATGTGTCGGCCGTGACTTACCCGGCATACCAAGCAACCGACGTGGCGTTGCGAAGTCTGGCGGCGTCGCGTGGGCTGGTGATTCCTCCCGATGATCCGCTGGCGTTGCATTGGGCACGCCTCGAACTGGAGCAGGTGCGAGCAAATGGCGTGAGCCTGCGGCCGTCGGCTGGCATGGCATCGGCTGCACGTGAGGGGCTGCGACTCCACGAGGAGGGTAAGTCGGGCGACGGGCTGAAGCCTGAGACTGTCGCCAACGCGAAGAAGATCGCCGGTCGGCAGACGCTGACAGAGCGGCACGTTCGCGAGATGAACGCATGGTTTGCACGTCACTCGAAGACCAGCAAATCACCCGGGTGGGATAAGGCTGGCGAGGAGAAGCCCGGCTACGTCGCGTGGCAGTTGTGGGGCGGCAACGCTGCGGAGTCGTGGGCGGCTGCCAAAGTGCGGGCGATGGACTCGAATTGACACGCGGCTGAGTTCGGATAAACTACATCTGCGGGGCTGTTGTTCTCGCACAATCCACAACTAAAGACAGGAGCGGAGCTGTTGTTTCCGTGAACGTCGATCATTCACGTTTCCACGAAAGGAACAACACATGGAACTCCAGACTGTGGCCAACAAGGCCCGGGAGTTGCGAGCCTCCAAAATGACGGAGGCTGAAGCCATCTTGGTGGCGGCGTCCACCGGTGGCGAGAATGGCGGAAGCCGTCCACTCACTGAAGACGAGTCGCGGAAGTACGATTCGCTGATGGACGAAGCGGCGGCGGCCCTGAAGGAACAGACGCGAGCCGAAAAGCTGATCAACGAGAAGGCGACGCTTGCCCAGTCCACCGGGCGGCGGTCGGCCCCGACTCCTGCCCCCGGCGTGATTGTCGAGACTGCCAAGCCCACCGAGATCCGCACTTTCCGGCGTGCGAAGTCCCTGCGATCCTTCCGGGGTGCTGACGCCCAGCGAGACGCCTACACCGCTGGCCAGTGGCTGCTGGCGACTGTCGGGAATGACACCCGGGCGGCCCAGTGGTGCGCGGACAACGGCATTGAGACTCGCGCCCTGACAACCACAACCAACAGCCTCGGCGGATACTCTGTGCCGGAGGTGCTGGAGTCCACGATCATCGATCTTCGCGAGGAACGCGGCGTTGCCCGTCGCTCCCTGCGGGTGATGCCGATGAGCACGGACAGCCACATCATCCCCCGGCGTGCGTCTGGCTTGACTGCCTACTTCGTCGCGGAGAATGGCGAGATCACGGCGAGCGACAAAGGCTGGGATGCTGTGCAGTTGGTGGCCCGCAAGTTGGCGGTGATGTGCCGTTATTCCTCGGAGCTGAACGAGGACAGTATCCTCTCCATCGCTGACGATCTGGCGAGCGAAATCGCCTATGCGTTCGCTGACAAAGAGGACGAATGCGCTTTCAACGGTGACGGCACCTCGACCTACGGCGGCATCGTGGGGCTCAAGTCCGGCACTCTGGCCGGATCGAAGGTTACCGCAGCCACCGGAAACACGGCGTTCGGCACCCTCGATCTTGAAGACTTCGAGGCGATGGTCGGCAAGCTGCCTCAGTACGCTGTGGCCGGTGCCCGGTGGTACGTGTCGAAAGTCGGCTGGGCGAACTCGATGCTGCGGCTTGCGGAAGCGGCTGGCGGTAACACCGTGGCCCAGATCGCTGGCGGTGCTCCCCTGCAGTTCCTTGGATACCCAGTCGAGATCGTGCAGGTGATGAACTCCACCACCACGGCACAGACTTCGACTGACGGGCTGGCCTACCTCGGCAACCTGCAGCTTGCGGCCACGATGGGCACTCGTCGCGGCATCTCGATTCAGGTGGACGGAAGCCGGTACTTCGAATTCGATCAGTTGGCGATTCGCGGCACCGAGCGATTCGACATCAATTACCATGAGCGCGGTACCAGCACTGTTGCTGGTCCGGTGATCATGCTGTCCACTCCCGGAAGCTGAGGTGAATCCATGAATCCAGCACAGTACACCAAGTTTGTCTCGATCACGCCCCCGGCTGCGATTGTGGACAATGCCAGTTACACAACCAGCAGCATCGACACTCAGGGATACGAATATCTCGAAGTGTTCGTGTATGTCGGGGCGACTGACATTGCGATGACTGCACTGAAGTTGCAGGAGTCCGACACCGACGGCAGTTACGCCGACGTTACCGGACTTGTCTACGGCACCTCGGCGAGCATCGCCGGGACAACCTCCACCCTGCCCAGTGCCACCGACGACAACAAGTGTTTCAAGTTCGAGGTGGACTTGCGTGGACGCAAGCGCTACTTCGATCTTGTCGCGACTGCTGGCGACGGCACGG